TTGGAATCCGTATTGAAGACAAGACAACTTTTATATTCTCCCGTGAAAAATTTAAAGAGCATGTGGACGATAGTGTCACGCTTAACGTCGAAGGAAGACCAAACGAAGGGGACTTAATTTGGTTTCCAATAACCAAACATTTATTTGAAATCAAGTTTGTAGAAGTAGAAAGACCTTTCTATCAGTTAGGTAGAAATTATGTTTGGGAATGTCAATGTGAACTATTCGAGTACAGCGACGAGGAGATCAATACAGGTATTACAGAACTCGATGCAATCGAGACTGCATTTGCAAATGCGATTACAGTTGGTCTTGTAGCAGGTGGATCTGGCACCTTTACAGCAGGTGAAACTATTACTGGTGGTACATCTAACGTCACTGCTGAAGTTAAGTCGTTTGACGCTGCTACTAGAACATTGATCGTTATTAATCGTTCTGGTACATTTACAGTTCCTGAGACAATAACTGGTGGAACATCTAGTGCATCTTGGACAACTGCTACATATAATACGATCGACAATAAAAATATTGAGTTCGATCAAAACAACGACTTTGAAACTCTTGACAATCAGATCATTGACTTTACCGAATCAAATCCATTTGGTTCAGTTGGATCTATTACTGACAACACAATCTAATGCTAGGAACTTATTCATACAACGAAATTTTCCGTAAGACTATTGTAGCTTTTGGAACTCTGTTTAATAATATAGAGATCCGAAGGAATGATGAGGTTATGAAAGTGCCTCTTGCCTATGGTCCTAAACAAAAATTTTTAGCACGTTTAGATCAGAACCCTGATCCTACAAACAAAAGAGTGCAGATAACTCTTCCAAGATTATCATTTGAGATAGGTGGTATTGAATATGATTCTTCAAGAAAAGTATCACCAACACAAAAAATTAAATTTAAGAAAGACGCAGACGAAAATAAAAATGCATTCATGCCTGTACCTTATAATATAGGTTTTGAGTTAGCGATTATAACAAAGAATCAAGATGATGGATTACAAATCATAGAACAGATATTACCTATATTTCAACCTCATTATAATCTATCTGTAAAATTATTGACAACGTTAGGAGAAACTAAAGACGTACCTATAGTTTTACAAAGTATAGATTACGAAGATGATTATGAAGGTGATTTTGCAACTCGTAGAGCAATCATATACACATTACAATTTACTGCTAAGACATACTTATATGGTCCTATCACAGATGCAAAAGTTGTCAGGAAAACACAGGTGGACTACTATGCAAATACAGATACAAACACTGCACCAAGAGCAAGAAGATATACTGTACAACCAGAATCTACTATTGATAGAGATGGTACAGTAGCAACAACTCTTTCTGGCACTATTAGTAAGACTGCTACTGGTTTCTCAGTTGCTAATGCCTCTGGTATTAATCAATGGGATAACATATACATTGGTAATGAACTTATGAGAGTCACCAATAAAGTTGGTAATAATCTAAGTGTTATCAGAGGATATGAGAAGTCAACTCCTACAGTACATAGTGTGGGATCAAATGTATTCATAGTCAATGATGCTGATAATGCTCTATTAGAATCTGATGATGACTTTGGATTTGGTGAAATATATTCTGAGTATACTGACATGAAGAAATACAATCCTGTAAGTGGACAGGATGAGGCAATCTAATGGAATTTTCTGGACTAGACAAAGCATTCGGTCAAGAACCCAAAGGGGAACTTAAGAAGCATGTCGATAAAGTTAAACCTCTTCTTAAAAAAAGTCAAGAGGATGATGTAAGACATGACTACGAGACTGCACGTGCACAGATGCATAATCTAGTATCCAAGGGACAAGAAGCAGTAGATGGTATTTTAGAGGTTGCACAGAGTAGTGATCATCCTAGAGCATATGAAGTTGCTGCTTTAATGATTAAAAACGTTGCAGATACTACAGAGAAACTTATAGATTTACAACGAAAGATGAAAGAGTTAGATGCAGAAGATAAGAAGGTGACTAATAATACTACCAATGCACTCTTTGTAGGAAGCACGAGTGATCTACAGAAGATGCTAAAAAATATAAATAAAGATACAGAAGACAAGACAACCGACAAGAAATGACAGTTCTTAACGTACTAAGTACAAACGCCATTGCAGCAGGTGCAACAGAATATCAAGTCGTAAAGACTGGATTTTATCGTGTCATAGCAACCGCAGGAGATGCTACTGTAGCATTTAATGACGGACCTGCAATTACTTTGATTCAAGATCAAGCATTACTACTTAAAGGTGGTAAGCCAGGTCATGCAAAGATTGTAAAAGGTGTTAGTGATTCAACAGCAGATTATACATTAGGTAGACACCTACATGAAACATCATCAAGTCATCCATTTTCAGTGGGCGATTTTATTGCTGTAGAAGACGATGGTACTTCACCTGCTATTGATAGTAATTTTCTTTCTGCAGGAACTGCAGGTAAAAAGATAACTGCAGTTGTAGGTAATTTCGTTAGTACTGACATAGACTCATCAAGTGCATCAGCTGATTACACATACGCATCAGGAACTCAAGCAGTCGTAAAGCGTGCTACTAAAGTAGCAGTGACAGGTAATGCAATAGCACTTGAAGAAATACAAGTAGTTGGTGGATAATGCCAGCCGTAAATCAAAAGGCAGAGAAAATTGTAATGGCGATGAAACGCAAGAAGAAGAGTTTCAATCGCCTATATGGGGATGACGCTAAGAGTGTCATGTATGCAACTGCAAATAAGTTGGCACAAAAAGAAAACTTAAAAGTTATGTATTATCAGGATTTCATCAAATTAGTAGAAGGCAATCCTACAACACGTATGTTAACCAAGTCTAAGACAAAACAGACTGGTAATATAAGTGCTGATAGGGGATCTGATGAAAAAGCGAATCGAGCTAAACGCAAAAATCTCGAAAAAGATTTAAAGAAAAAAGGTATTGGTTACAAGAAGGGTGTAGGAGAGTATAAATACAAATCCGACGATGGCAAAGAAGGCACAGGTCGTGAGGTTACATACCAAACAAGTCCTGGCAAAGGAATGTCAAAACGTAGATTCGGAAAAGTAATGCGTCGTTTAGGACGCAAGCATGGTCAAGAGTCAGTCATTACAAAAGACAAAGACAAACCTGCAAGACTACACGATACACAAAGTAAAAAACCAAGCAAATCAGTAAATCTAGGGAAATCCAATCCAGGTAAAAATCCAAAAGGTGAAGGTGAGACATCAGGAACAAAAATCAGAAGTGGAAAACTCCCAAAAACAAACAAAAAAGCGTATCACTACAATTAAAAACGCTATAGATGATCTGCAAAAAGATCATGATGAGAACTGCTGTAAGCAACCTACTAATATTAGCAAAAAGCAATAATTGATACACAATTTAACTCTATAATGCTATGCTTGTATAGCTAGTATGTACTGGAGTTGAAAAGTATCATGTCCCATTACACTGTAGGTTATCACGATAACCAGAATCATCATTATGAAATATGTGAGTATGCAGAAGATGCATACAATGCTATTAAACAAGCAAGAGAAGATCTAGAGGGATTCAATAATCCTCATGCAGCAGAGTACTGCATCAAGGAGGATTGATGGCACATAGATTTAAAGAGTTGCTACCCTATCATGAGCCGAAGAGAGTATCAATTCTTACGAAAATCAGTAAATTTTTATTGAAATCAGAACGCACAATAAAAAGGTATCTGCTATACTAATAGATAGTACAAGCTTATCAATACTATTAGTAAATGTTATCTACAAAATATCGTCTTCGTCTTGAAGGCATCTGCAAATCTATTGCAGCAGGAACGGAAGTAGGGATAGAAGATATGATATGGGCAGAGAAATTGGCAAGGGCAAACACATCAGCTAGAGGTATGATAAGTGCAGCAAGGAGGATGGCAACAGATGAAGACGGATCTTGTCTTAAGTATTTGGATATAGGTGATCCACGTAAATCTAAAAGAGGATTCCAAGGTGCAGATGACGTAGCAGATTGGTTTAGAAATACCAGATCTGACGATTGGAGACAACGTGACTGAATATGAAAAGAGAGCACTCGATCCATGTTGGCAACACAAACAAAAATGTGTC